CTCCCTGAGACATTCCCACCTAAGTGAGTAAAGTAGAAACATGATAGCTCGTTGCATACGTGAATCAAACTGATTTCCATCTAATTCGCGTCCTTGCGGGTGACGAGCACATCGTTTAAGAAAACGATCCCATATGCCAAATTGCTTCGGCATACCTTTGACCGATGCTGTACGAAGCCTAGCATCAGTCAGCTTATCGTTAAAATTTTTACACAAACGTGCTCCATTGATAGACAACTCAAGAGCACTAGCAGTAAATGTGCGTATTTTATTCTGTTTCAACTTTATGGTTTCTCTAATCTCTTCCTTTAAAGAGTTGTTCCAGAGAGAGCCATCATAGTCATACTCAGCAAGGGCTTCCCAATGTTGAGCAAGGTAGTTAAGAACTATAGGATCCGACAAAGCCTCAGCCTTGTCCTGATGTTCCATCATCCAGGGCGAACCTGGAGAAGTATCTTTATTTGCAGAGGCAACAGCATCCGCAAGTGAAATTTCTTTCGAATCTTTCAAATGGGAATAAAACTCGTAACGGAGCCACTCAGATGCTTCCTGAAAAGCATCCCAGTCCATATCATACTCAAAATGATTATAACGAGCGCTATTTTTTGCCATAGCTTTAGGATTTAAGATTGTTAAGTTGTAATCACTAAGCCAATCTCTAAGATCTAGATGGTAATCAGCTGCATAGTCCCTTAATGCAGGTGAAAATTTTCGGTTATTTTTATGATACACATGTCGGTTGGTATTCCCGACATGTGCCCACCCCCCGCCACGCAAAAGAAATTCTTGCTGGTCAGAGCTCACCCCACCAGGCGCATCGAAGTAGTCTTGATAGACTTGTGGGTACTTCGTGCGATTAGGCATCACTGGTGGGGGTGGAGGAGGGGAAATCAAAAATTTCCATAACTGAGTCCTTTGACGGACGCAGCCTTCAACTGTTCAACCCAGGCTGGGTCAAATGGTTGGAAAAAGTTGTTTGTTTTGTCTGTTGCCACATGCGAACCAATGTAGCAATGTTGATCGTTCCACCACACAGCACTACCACAATCCCCATCTCGAGATTCCAACTTTGTGGGTACTTCTTCGTCATACGAATGCACGACTACTTGTGTAGTATGGACCCCATTCTCGGTTGGTAGTGACACAGTGATCATCTCTCCAAGAGGCGGTGATTTAATGGTAGCTTTGGCCATCTTCACAGAATAACCAGGTGTGTTTCCAAATGAGGGAGGTTTTATAAACATCCCAAGATCAATCTTGGGTGCCTTTGGATGGGGTACATAATGTACCTTACCCTCTGCAGTAGGCAGATAGGTTGGTGCTTGATCATCAAGAGTAGTAATGAAGAACTTACCCTTATCAGTAGCCTTTTCGCCTCCTGACAGGTACTTCACAACTTGATGATGATCCACGCTAATGGCGTTGGCAAGAATAGTTCCAGTTCCAAGCAACACATCCTCCTCACGATCATCTGATG